GATCAGGATAATAATCCAAATGAATTAATACAAGAGCTTTATAAAGCTAGAGATGTTACTCAGGTTGATGAAGATCAATTGCAATACATAGAAGATGAATTGCTTTTAGGTCAAGCTTATTTTGGTGGATTTATTAACAAACGTGAAGCTTCTAAGTTTTCTAACATTCTTTATCGTTCTAAAGGTACACGTTATAGTGTTCAACAATTTTTTAGAGCGTTTTATGGTGTAGACCCCGAAGTTGTTTATACAAAAGAAAATGTATTTTTAGTTGGTCCGCAAATTGACCAGGATGCTGCGCGCACAAACGACAATGGTGAACAAGTAGTAAAAAATGCTTCATTAGTTGGTGCTGAATCAGAGCGGTTTTTAACTAATGATAAATTATATCAAGTATTAGCTATTTTAATTAAAACAGATATTCCAATTAGTGTTTGGAGAGAAGTTTATAAATTGTTTGTGCATCCTGCCGGTATGTATTTAGGTGGGCAGATGCAAATTGTATCTGTTAATGAACTTGGCTTTGGAGATCAACCAGAAATTACTAAGTCTGACACTCTTGTTGCTACAAGTACTATTTCTACGGTGTTTGAGGGTGACTTTACATCTCAGCCTATTGCTAATGTTACAGGTCTTATTGATAGTGGTGGTATTACACATCGTATTGATTTAATACCATTTGATTCTGATATGACACTAGCTGAACTTGATAGTAGTTATACAAGTATTCTTACAGCTATGTCTCCATCACTACCAGTATTTGATGATAGCTCAGGTGATGGTGGAGTTATTAGACTTGATACAACAAGACCACAACAAACTATGGACCAAGATTGGTATGATTCGATTGGAACTTACTAAAACTATTATAAATACTTCTGAGTAAATTGAGGAAAACCTATGGCAAGGCAAGTTATTAATACCGGCACAACAGCCAATGACGGAACAGGTGATACACTCCGTAATGCCGGTAGTAAAATAAATGAGAATTTCGTAGAAGTTTACGCGGCTCTTGGCGGTGGTGATTCTGGTACATCTCTTACAACTGCTGTTAAATTGGTTGATAGCGGTTTAGAATATGTAGGCGTATCTAACAATTCTGTGTTAACCCATACAGAGGGTGCCTCAAAGTTAGTGTTTACCTTACCGGATTCGGAAGGCGCTGTTGTAATTAATAGTGCTACACAAACACTTACAAATAAAACTCTTGATAGTGCCACAATTAATAATCCTGTACTCGATAATGTATCAATTAATGATACGAATGCTAGTCATCAATACTTAATTAAACCTGCCAATTTAACTACTAAAGACATTAATGTTAATCTTCCTCTTTTGGCTGATAGTGATACAATTACATTTAATGCACAAACACAAACGCTAACTAATAAAACATTAACATCTCCAAGAATTGGTACAGCTATCCTAGATGCTGGTGGTGATGAGATTATTAAGTTTACTGAAGCTGGTACACCCGCAAATGAAATTACAATTAATAACGCAAATGCTAGTGCTAGTCCAGGTATTACAGCTACAGGTACAGATACAAATGTAGATCTAAACGTCACACCAAAGGGCACTGGCGCGGTTGTACTAGGCAAGGTTGCATATGCAAGTAAGCAATTGACATTAGGTGCTGCTGGTGATTCTGATATGACACAGGATACTTTTATTATTGCAAATCCATCTGGTACAACTACTATACATATGGATGACGGTACAGTTAATGGCGAACTTAGAATTATTCTAAATAGAGGTACAGCAACTCTAAAAATTAGAGAAGATAGTGCATCAACTAACTTTGACTTTGGTTCGTATGTTTCTCTAGCTCCAAACGCAATGGCTCAATTTATTTGGGAAACAGTTGAAAATAACTGGCACATTCTTGGTACAGATTCATCTGGTCCCAATATAACAATAGTTTAATGAGATAAAAATATGGCAACAGCAATTATTACAGACCTTTTAAAAAATCAATTTGTAGATACATTAGCTACAGAATTTGCAGATTCAGCTTCCAATCTCTACTATATTGCTATTGGTTACTCAGAGCAGTTTGATAGTGCTGATGATACTCCGGCGCTGCAAAACTCTGAACGCGAGATGAGACAGTTTAGATATAGAATGCAATCAATGAAATCAGTACTTGATGCATCTCTTGTCATTCCACGCTATAATTGGTCTTCAGGTACAATTTATGCTGCTTATAACGACAATTCAGTTAGCCAAACATCTAGATACTATGTAATTAACGAAAACAATAACGTTTATGTTTGTATTAAACAGGGTAAAGACACAAACGGTAATGCAGTAACGTCTACAGACCAACCAACTGGTGATTCTGCAACGGCATTATATACGGGTTCAGATGGTTATAAATGGAAATATTTGTACACCATTTCAGCTGCCAAGTCAACAAGATTCTTAACTGCTAACTTTATGCCTGTTCAGTTTATTAACGATTCAGCTGGCGCTGCATCTTTGAGCGCTACACAAGCTGCCCAAGCTTCTGTGCAAGATAACGCAGCTGATGGGCAAATTGTAGGATATAGAGTTACTGCAGCAGGTAGTGGTTATACATCTGTTCCATCTATTACTATTACAGGTAACGGTAAGGGTGCACAGGCTAAAGCGATTGTAACATCATCAAATACCATTGGCGCAATTGAAATTGATGATAGTGCTGGCGGCATAGGCTTCGGTTCGGGTTACGATTATGCTAACGTAACAATTTCAGGTGGCGGTGGGGCTAATGCAACAGCTGTTCCAATCTTTGCTCCTGTTGGCGGTATCGGTGCTGACGCCACAAGAACATTACGAGCAAGAGCCATTAACTTCAATGTTTTATTTGATGGGGCCGAAAATGATTTCTTTGTTATTGATAACGACTTTAGACAATTGGCTCTAATTAAAAATCCACTTCAGTATGATTCAACAGGATCATTTACTGCTTCAGCTGGTAGAGCGCTTAAAAAGATGTTTGTTGATGATAGTACTGCTGATTTTCAAACAGACCAAACATTAACGGGTACAACATCTACTGCCCAAGCTTTAATAGATATTTTTGACAATACCACAGGGCATGCACCATTTATCTATTATCACCAAACTGAAACAACAGGCTTTACACCTTTCCAAGATGCTGAAGAGATTTCAACATCTAGTGCAACTGCTAATGCAGATTCGGCAACAATTGCTCCAGATGTCGATCCATTTAGTGGTGATATATTATATCTAGATAATAGAAACACCGCGGTGTTTAGGTCGAATGACCAAACTGAAGATGTTAAAATTATTATTCAACTTTAAGGGTAGATCATGGCAACTACTAAATTACAAAATACTTTTTTAAGTACATATAAAGATGATTTCCGTGATAGTGACAACTATCATAGAGTCTTGTTTAATAGTGGCCGTGCTTTACAAGCACGTGAACTTACTCAAATGCAAACGATCATCCAAACAGAGATGGAACGGTTTGCACGATACATGTTTAAAGATGGCGCGCTGCTTACATCTTCTCTCGGTAGCTTAAATACTGATAGTACTGCAGTTAACTATGTAAAATTAAATACTACAACGTATGCTTTACCTGCAACTCCTGCTAGTTTATTAGGTACTGAAATTCAAAATGACTTGGCTTCTCCTGTTAAAGCTAGAGTTATGGAAGTTATTGAAGCAACTGGTGGAGATCCAGCAACCCTAATTATAAAATATTTAACAGCCGGTGATAACGATGCGATTGATGCAAATACGCCAAGAATATTTGCAGCTGGCGAACTTCTAACTACCGATGAAGGCACTTTGGAAGTTGCTGCAACTAATCCTACAGGCACTGGTTCATTCATTTCAATACCCGCAAATGAATTTTTTGCAGGCGGCCATTTTGTATTTGTTCCAAAGCAAAGTTTAGTAATTTCAAAATATAATAGTTTGCCTACTGACACTATTGGCTATATTGTGAACGAACAAATTATAACGGTTGATGATGACTTAGCACTTTATGACAACACTGGCTCTACGCCTAACCTGACGTCTCCAGGAGCTGACAGGTACCGAATTAGATTGACTTTATCTAAAGAATCTGATGTAACAGCTAATGACACATTCATTCCTTTGATCAGAATTAAAAAAGGTAAACTTCAGGTAGTTCAAACATCTGATACTATACTAGCTCGTTTAGGAACAACAATAAACACAAGAACTAATGATGTAAGTGGTAATTTTGTTGTTAGTGATAAAAAATCATTTAACTTAACAGTTGAGAACGCTGACAGCGAAGGATCTCTTCATCTTAACATATCAGCAGGTACAGCCTTTGTCGATGGCCGTAGAATAGATGTTCCTATTAGTCGTAATAATTTAACATATAATAAACCTAGATCTCTAACAAATGATACAACTGAGATTACAGGTGAAAATACATCTGTAAATTATGGAAACTATTTCCTAGCCGATTCAATGTACGGACTTGTTTCAAAACTAACAGCTATTGAAGACGATGCAAATGTAAGTTCAAGTATTAATCTATATAATAAACCAAATATTGCTGCTTCAGCAACTCAAATTGGTACAGCCAAAATTAGAAGTTTGGATGAAACGGCAGATAATGAATTTAAAATCCACGCGTTTGAAATACTTATGGATTCTAACGGTAGTGGTGTAACTTATAATACTACTGACATTCGTAGTATTGGTACGGACTCTTCAAATTACGCAAATACCGTATTGTATAATAGCAAAACTAAAATTTACGCGCCAGATCAAAACCTGGCGGTATTTGCTCTTCCTAGAGTAAGACCACAAAACGTAAGCAATATTGTAATGACAGTAGCAGAGACATTTACAGGTACAACTAATGGTGCAGGTGAATTAACTCTAAACACTTCAGATGCAGCTGAAGAATTCAATGATCTAGATCAATGGATCTTGGCTTATGATACTGGTGGAGCAATTGTTACAGGCTTGGACGGATCAGTTACAGCAGGTGGTGCTGGATCAAATACCGTAACAATTAATGGCTTATCAAATTCTCAAAATGTGCATGTTCAAGCTTATGTTAATATAACCGGGCAAGTGAAGGCTAAGACAAAAATTACAACTAGTGAAACAGTTTCATTGACTAACGGCAAGTTTCAATTAACTAAAGCTGATGTTTATCAAGTAAATTCTATCACTGATGACACAACCGGTGAAGATATACTATATAAATTTAGTATTGACTACGGTCAAAGGCCAAACTTCTATGATGTATTGCGAGGAACTTCAAACCCTGTTTATTCGGCTCCTGCAGGTACTATAACAGTCAATTATGACTATTTCCAGCACGGTGCAGGTGACTTTTTTGCAATAAATTCATATGATTTAAATGATGTACCATATAGATCATTACCACTTATTACCGATTTGACTACAAAAGAGACGTATAGAATTGGTAGTTTATTAGACTTTCGACCCGTCAAAAATTCTTCAGGTACTGGATATACCGGCTCTGGTTCAGTTATAACTAGACTTCCTCGCTCAGGTGATATAATTACAAGTACAGTAAAATATTGGATGGGTAGACTAGATGCGTTATACTTACAACCTGATGGAAGTTACGGTATAGCAAGCACAAATTCAGCTTATAATTATGAAATGCCTCAAATTCCTACGGGCTGTTTGCCCTTACATTATATTAGATTAAATCCATATGTTTTTGATAAGACAGACTTAGAACATTCTAAAGTGCCAAACACCGGCTATAAAATGTCAGACATTCGTAAAATAGATGAAAGACTTAGAAAGGTAGAAGAACTTACTACACTATCATTGGCCGAAATGGAATTACAAAATATTAATGTGGTTGATGCGGCTGGATTAACTAGAGAAAAACTTGGATTGACAGGCGATAATTTTACAAATCATGGTTTATCTGATGTTGTTGGAAACTATGATAACTATAAGGCTTCGCTTGATGTAAGATACGGTGTAATGAGGCCTATGGAAGTTAAAAGACAAGTTCCATTATACTATGATTCAGATGCTTCTACAAATACAATTAGAATGGGTGATATGATATTACCTAAATACACAGAAGAAGTCTTAATAAATCAAAATGTGGCGTCACAGTCAGAAACTGTAAATCAGTTTGAAATAGTTAAATATATAGGTGATGCTAAGATAGATCCAAAAGCGGATCATTGGACCGCTCGGCGGATCTTGGACAATAGAAGCGGCAATATTAATATAGTCATAGAAGATGGCGATTTATCTACATATGATACATTCATAGAATATGGCGAAGAATAGGAAATAACATGTTTGGATTTTTTTTAGCCGCGGCCTTGGGGATATTAACAACCAATAAGGGAAAATCAACTCCTGTTACAGGAAATACCGGTCAAAATTCTGGTAGCTCTTCTGGCAATTCAACCGCAGCTGCTCCAGCAGAAGCGCCGGCGGTAGGTACATATGTAACAACACCGGATAGAGTCGTATCACACAGCGGATGGGCTTACAAAAATGTAACTAGGTCTAGAGAATCTTATACAGGGTTTGAAGATATTTCTATATGCAGACCTAGATTCATATTTTTTAAAGTATCTGGATTAAGACCAAATACCCGCCACTTTGCATTTTTTGATAAGATAAACGTGACCGGTTACATAAATACTGATTCATTTACATATGCCCAGCGAGAAACATTAAGTAGAAACTCTCCGCTTAGAAATCCTGGAGAAAAATATGTGGGGTCAACTGGGTTTCCTACTGACCAAGGTGGCCCAACAAGTGTGATTAGATCCAACGACGCTGGTGAAATAGAAGGATGTTTTTATTTACAAAGCAATGAAACACTTAGTTTTCCTGCTGGCAACAGGCAAATGGTGTTTTTAGATATTAGTGCCTATAAACCATTAGATGCTATATCATTTGCACAAGCGTCATTTACTGTTGATGGCGGTGTAGAAGAGTATTTAAAAACTTACTATACAGAAACTGTTAGATATTGGGATACTTGGACAACAACTATTCCAGGGTCAACAGTCTATGTGCCACCTATAGTAAAACCAGCACCACCTGTTGCTAGTGACCCTGCACCCACAGCACCCGCTGTCGTACCTAAGCCTGCACCTGTGGTCACAACTAGAAAATCTGATGATGATGACGCCGGCCTTAAAGCCACACACCATGGCAACGGCGTAGTAACCTTTACAAATACTAATACTGGTAAAGTAGTAGCTGTTCATAACCACAGCGGCCCTGGCGGCAGCGGCAAGTAGAGATGATATTTAGGAAAAAAGTATGTCATATATAAATTTAAATAATCCTGCTATTTCATTAGCTGATAGACCAAATCCTCTTGGTCAGACATTCAGAATTATTGAAGAGAACGGCGTGCATTTAACAGGTATTGGATTATTTTTTAGTTCAAAACCAACTGATACAAATTTGCCTATTACAGTAGAATTAAGAACAGTAACAGAAGATGGAAATCCTTCATCACAACATTCAATATCCGGCTCGAAGATCAGTAAAAAGGCAAGTGAAATTACAACCGTTACGTCTTTCGATGGATCAACAGGTGAAAATAAATTTACGTTTGACTACCCTATCTTTATTCCTGGTAATGTTGAAATAGCTATAGTTGTTTATACTAATGCGGCACCTGGTGATTATAAAATTTGGTTAGCTGAACTAGGAAAATACGAATTTGGTACAACTGAAAGTAGAATTACTAGCCAACCAGAGTTAGGTTCTTTCTTTATGTCATCAAATAATACTACCTGGACTCCAGATCAAAATAAAGATTTAGCATTTAAAGTTTATAAAGCTAAATTTAATCTGGCGCAAACGACTGCTAAAATGTATGCAGATACTCCACCACCAAACGCGTTAATACCTTCTCCATTTATTTTTAGTGCTGGTGATAGCGATGCTAGAGTTTTACATCCAATGCATGGATTTTTAGTTGGTGACACTGTAACATTATCAGGTCTAGATAGTACAACTACATATAATGGTATTTTAGGTTCTAGTATAAATGGCGATAGGACAATATCTGCTGTAGATCCTTATGGTTATACTGTTAAATTTGATAGTGCTGCAGACTCTGATGTATTGGGCGGCGGATATGGAGTATTTGCATCAGATCAATATGTGATTGATGCCGCTTTGATGAGACTACCACATTATACGCCAAATAATTCATTCCTTCAAATTGGCGGCGATTTCTATACTCATAAATCATTTGCCGGTAATCAGACACCATACGTTACAGAAACAAATGTGGCTATGAGTACTGAAAACATACATTACTTTAAAAATCCTTTTGTATTAGCATCTGAAAAAACAGAAACAAATTCCTTAAGTGGTAATGAATCAGTAGGTATAAACGTTTATATATCTGGATTTGATTCAAATGCGGCTCCGTTCTTTAACACATCATTAGCGCAAATTGAAGCAAGACAAAACCATATCGATAATTCTGATTCGGCGGCCGAAGGAACTAAAAACACAATTTCAACATATCTTTATAATTCTGAAACAGCTGCTAATACTTCGACAGGTGCCGCTAAACATATTGCAACACCTGTTTTGCTGGCAACAAATTCAAATGGTATTTTTGATGACGATAAAGCTACATCAATTCGAGTTCTAATAGACGCCAGTGTTCCAGATGGAGCAAGTTTTACTGTCTGGTACAGAACAGGATTGCAAAGTGAAGAAAGTGAAAATCCATTAAATGAAAAATCATGGACAGCATTTTCTAAAGTTTCACCTAATTCTAATTATGATGATTTTAGTGTAAACCAAAACCGCGATAGATACGCTGAATATAAGTTTAATAAGTATGATCTCACTGATTTTGATGCATATCAAATTAAAATTACTATGCACTCAACTAACTCAGCTTCGGTTCCTACTTTTAGAAATCTAAGAACAATAGCAACAATTTAATATAAATAATGTCAAATAGATATATGAACATAGAAGGACATCCGGGCTTCGTAAAAGATATGGAAACAAATACCATATTAAATGTTAATAAAGAAATTATAGCGCAAAAGAAAGCTGAGCTCAGGATGATGAAGAAAAAAAACGCAGAACTTGAATCTCTTAAAAATGACGTAAGTGAATTGAAATCAATGTTGCATCAACTGTTAGAGAAAAATTCAAATGGCTAAAATTACACCAGTTAATCTATCCTCATCATTTAACTCGTTTAGGGTAAAATTTAATCGATTGATTGACTCAGTCGGCGATCTAGCGTTGCTCAATACAGATGAAAACGCAACAGCCGTAACAGCCATTAATAGTCTTGACAGTAATCAAGGTACACGAACTTCTCTTACGACAAATGTAAAGACAAATTTAGTAGCTGCTATTAATAGCGTTGATAGTAATTTAGGCAATTTATCACTTCTTAACACGCCAGAAACAGCTGATATTGTGACTGCTATTAATTCAATGCTTGATTCCGGTGAAGCACAATCGATGTTTGATAGTAGTTTAGCTGATTCAAACGTTATAGCTGGTATTGCGAATAGATCTATTGCAAATAGCAAGTTAACTAATAACACAATGACTATTAATGGCGTCTTATTTAATTTAGGTGATGATAGATTTATCGATGTTTTTGATTCAGGTACAACAATACCTCTTATCAAATCTACTCTTAAAGCTGTTGACGCTACAGGTATATTGTATGATTCCGCTAGAGGTGAATATAGCTTATCAGCAATTCCTAATTCTAGTATAACAAATTCTACATTCTCTGTTAATGGTGTATCTGGCAATTTAGGTACTGACATTACAGTAGACATTGTAGATTCTGCCGAGGTAATTACATTAGCTAGAACAAGCTTAAGTGTTACTGACGCTGGTGGTGATGGTTCATTGAGTTATGCTTCTGGTACTGGCGTATTTACTTACACGGGACCGAGCGCTAGTGAAGTTCGAGCACATTTTAGTGCAGGTGAAGGTATTGATATTGCATCTGGAGTAATTTCAGGTGAAAACGCAGACACATCTAATAAAGGTATAGCTTCATTTAATAGTGCTTCATTCAGCACATCTTCTGGTGCAGTAAGTATTAAAACAGGTGGTGTTTCAAACGATCAACTTGCGGGTTCAATTGCAAATGCAAAACTAGCAAATTCTACATTCTCTGTTAATGGTGTATCAGGAAGTTTAGGTGCTAATGTTGAGATTCCTACTATTGATTCTGCTGGCACAATTAACCTTATTGGTGGACAATTAACAGCTCTTCCAGCTACCATAAGCAGAGCTGGTGACTTGACATTTGATGTTAGTGGCGACATTACATTAGATGCAGATGGCGGTCAAATCTATCTTGATGATGCAGGTAGTCAAAGAGGCTATCTAGATATTGCTACAGCATCAACAATTAAATTGTATACAGGTGCTTCAACCCTAAACTCTACATGGTCAGGTGATGATCTACAAGTTGAAGGGGATGTTACTTCTGTTTCAGATATTCGCACAAAAGAAAACATCGAAACAATAGCAGATGGTTTAGAAATAGTAGATTCACTTAGAGGTGTTTACTATAATAAAATTGGTGAAACAGAGCGCAAAGTTGGGGTTATTGCCCAAGAGGTTGAAACAATTTTACCTGAAGTTGTTAAGACAAATGAAGACGGTATGAAATCAGTAGATTACGGTAAAATGGTTGGTGTACTCATTGAAGCAATTAAAGAACTCAAAGCTGAAATTAGGGATATGAAAGCGGGGTATTAAAATGGCCTTTAAGCTTGCATTTGATTACGGCGATGGAAACGGTACAGTAACAACTACAAATATTTCTAACGCAAAGGTAATTACAGGAAACAACTCAGGTAAAGTAGGTGGAATATCACAAGTAGATGATTCCGGAGTATTAAGAGTTACATTATCGCTCGATGAAGGTAGTATGTTTAATTGGAACCCCGATTATGGGAGCACTACTTCTACAGAAATTATTTTTAGTAATAATCCTATAAAAAACTATGAGTTTTATGTATTTTGGCATAACTATCAGAATAGCCAAAATACTTCAAGTATATTCAATAACGGATATCATGAAGTAAAATTTCCTGGTGGTTATTCGACATTAAATAATGCTACATCTGGATTAATAGATGGAATGACCCAGGTTTTTAAATTTACCACAACAGTGAATGCAAGCGGATCAGGTGTATTTGGGACACCACCCGACTTTTATGGTACATTATATATGAGGAATTGTAGATAATGGCATTTAAAATTTCTAGTGATACAATAATAAATGACAACGCACAGTTTGGTTCTGATTTAACTTTAGTTAATGAAAATGGCATAAGCTATATTACCAACCCAGGCGCATTTACTAGCTCTGCATCTGGCAATGACCTTTATTTGGGGTATGGATCAAGCTTAGTAGATATTACTGCACCTAATGTAACTTACAGCAGTGGCAATTCTAATGCTTTAGATTTTAGTCTTACTGGTAGTAACCAATCAGCCTATAAATTTGTAATGAAAATCGCAGGTAATAACGGTATCGCTGGCGCTACTACTTTCGCTAGCGAGGTTAGTTCTACATCTCCTACTGGCACTAGTAATAGATTTTATAGATTTGATGCAAGCGTTGATGGTATTCATTGGTATGGGTATGATAAACTAAATTATAAATTTATGCATTTTACTGCTTCAACAGCATGGGATGCTAGTACATTAAGTTCATCTGACGAGTTTTCAATATCTGGTACTGACAGTGCTAGTAGAGACCTTTCTCATATTAGAATTAGCGAGAATGGTGAATATTTTTATAGGTCAACACTAAGAAATATTTACAAATATGATTTATCGACACAATGGGATATCTCTTCAGCTTCACTGGCTAGTACGACTCCTAATCCATTAAAATCTCCAAGCGATGACGCACAGATTAATTTTAAAAGAGACGGCACAAAAATGCTGTTAAGTGACCCTAGTGCAGGTAGAACAGCGCTTTATGAATTATCAACACCATGGGACACTAGTACTTTAACAAGAATTAAAAAGGTTGATTATGATTTTATTTCTGGTAACAGCTTAAAGTTATCACTAGACGGTACAGAAGTTTTAGGTTTAAATGCATCTGTTGGGCAAACAGCGGTCTGGAAATATAATTGGCTAACACCATGGGAATTAGATTCTACAAAATCCAACTCATTTAGCAATGCCAATCAGACTTCTAGTGTAAGCAGAACATTAACAGATTTTGTACCGAGGCCTGGAGGTCATTTAGACTGGAAGCTTCTGCCATTGTCTGGAGCTTTTGCTGACAAATTATACAAATATAATATTACAGACAGTGCAGGTGCTGTTGTTGCAGAAAAATTACAATTTCCAGGCAATGTTCATTTCGAAAACGGTCTTATAGAATTTCCAGATTCCGGTCAAACGTCGTATGTAGAATTCATAAGTATAGATAGTGGTGATAACTGGTACGCTAAAGAGCTTTATAAAGGTTAAAAATGGCATTTAAAATAGGAAATAAAACTGCTATTAACCCAAATGGGGTTTTTAACGTCAGCGATACAAGTGACAGTGATGGCGGCTTAGTTACATCACGTGAAGGAAATCTTAACTTAGATCTTAGTACAGGAACTATTTTTGAAATCCCATATCCTGGTAATAATAAAGCTAGATTAAAAGAAAAGTTGGCTATGTCCAACTTCCCGAGTGAGAGTGAAAATAAAAAAATAACTGTGGCGTTTATAGGCCGGGGGGCTGTTAAAACAAGTCCAACATTAGGAAGTCTTGGAACAAAAACTGAATGGGTTGGTGATTGGTTTTGGAACTATCAATGGTATACCTTTTCGCACGATGGTAATTACCTTTTTTATGGAGCTCAATCCAGTGGTTATGATTATATGCGAAGACTATCGTTAAATGCACCATTTAGTTTGGCCGGGATGGGCAATAGTAGCGATGACCAAGACGTAAGATTTGACACAAACTTTACATCAATATCTAGATACTCTTACGTTAGCTCCTACGGCGGATTGTTTTTTAACGGGGACGGAAGTAAAGCATATGCTGCATATTTTTCTGGTTCAAACCACAAAATCTTTAGTTTTACATTAAGTACGCCATATGACTTAGAATCAACAATAACTTTAATACATACATTTGATGCTTCTAGTTGGACATCTGACACTACGCCTGAAATTTTAAAACCGCGGTTTTACGCAGATGGACATGTTTTAATGGGTGTAGATAATAGTGGTTCACCGTCACGGAATATTATAGCATTTTATTTGGATACTGCATACGACCTAAGTTCAGTTTATAAATCTGAATTTGTAGCTCCTGCATCACCGGGACCGCTCAAGCTTGCTACTATGAATCATAACGGCGATAAAGTGTATGTTAGTTTTGATGGCGATAATAACACATGGGAGCATACACTTTCAACACCATTTGATGTTTCTACAATTAGTGCTTCGTATGTTACACACACTTTTAATCATCAGCCAGGGGCGAATACAGATGATTCACTAATTAATCTCGTCTCTTTTACTGCCGACTCCAATGGAACACCGGATTCATATATTTGGTTGGGCGATGCGGCATTTGGAACCGCCACTGATAAATTTGTCAGGTGGGAAACGTCTACTTCTTTTGGAAGTAGACCTACATTATTATGGGACTCAGACAGAATATCAATGTTAAACGATTCAGCTCCTCCAATGCCTGGATCTAGTGAACATGACTTATATGAGTTTTTAGTATTTGATAGTGCTACAGGAGCCAAACAAACTGGCTTCCATAACGATATCGGCAGCTAATATTTTAATTATAAATAGATAAAAATATTGAGATTGAGGAATATAAATGGCAACTCCGTTAAAACTTAGAGACGGCGATGGAAACATACAAGAGCTAACATCCGCCGAAGAAAATTATCTAACATATCTAATTGGATTGCATTTAGCAGCAGACAGCGCAAATGGTATTGGTGGGATAACTATAAACTCGGGTGATACATCGATTGGTACATATACTGATACCTTTTTTAATGAACCAGTAGGAACACATCCATCAACCTCAATTACATCGGGCAGTACAGCCACTACCATTTACCAAAATCAGGGTATAAATGCTGCTGAAACAGATTCTGATGTTAAAACTCCACTAAGATGGATTGATGCTGGAGGTCAAACTGGTTTTAAGGAAATGCCATACTCTGACTTAAACGCTGCGGTTGATCGATATCTCACTACATTATTTACTAATGATTATCCTGGAGTATTTAAACTTGCATCAGCTTCACCAGGTCCGGACTATTCAGTATGGTTGTCTACCGTGTTTAGTGATACAAGGACAGATGGAACATCAGTAGCTTATAATATTTACAGAAGAGATTCATATACTATCCCCACTGAAACACCACCAATGTTTGTAAGAAACAATGGGGGGTTTGATGGCATACAAGAAATGACGGATAGACAAATTAAATATAGTTTTGGGCAAAGAGCTAAATCAAGAATTGGTGCATCTAAGATCGGAACTTATCAGCTTCGTAGTGCAACAGCTGGAGCTCCAACAGATCCTGGAACGTGGATATCTGCAGGTGCTGCTACTGATACAAAACAAACTACTAGCCAACAAGAATTTACCTCCGTATTTACTGCAGCCTATCAAACAAATTACACTAGAGGATATACTCGTGTATTCTCAGGAACTTATACTATTAACTATCAACGTGCCTTTGATAGAGCTTATACTGGTAATGCCTTTGCTTCTAATTACTCTAGATCATTTACTAGATTAGCGTCAGAATCATTTGCTACAAATTATACAAGAAATTATACCGGTAACTACGATAGAAGATACACAAGAGCATATACTCCAAATTATGTTAGAAGATACACTGGTAACTATCAAAGAGCGTTTGCCGGAAGCTTTAACAGAGGATATACGAGTCTAGCACCTCAAAACTACACTCCAACTAATTTTGGTGGTCCAAAACCAAATATTGATGCACAAGGATTTACAAATATTAAATTCCCCACTGGACCAGCACAATCTACGATATATGGCGTGTCAAGCGTTCAATGGCAATACGGTAATGCTGACACGTTGAGTATACTGACTGGTGCCTATGAAGGGCTAATGATGTTTGAGGTAAGAACCGGTGGAAACTTTTTCATAGGTAATGCATTATTTATGCAAACGCGGCGCTCTAATGGCCAACCCACCCATCAAAGTGTTGCAACTGGAGTTTTGTATGGCGGAACACTGGGCAGCACAGGTACAGCTCTTACAGGATTAGGTATACCTACAAGTTGGTTAACAACCGGTGGAAATACAGTTGGCCCTGAAGTTTCTCTTGGCTTTTCACCAGATAATTCAGAGCTATATGTATGGGGCGCAAATTGGAACTATGGTAACGAAGGTCATATTTTTTGGTATGTTGGCGGCTCGGGAGGCGTGGATGAATCAGGTTATGTGAGTACGCAATCTGTCTCAAATCCGTTTATTACGTACCAAAAATTTAATTACACTCGCGTGCAATATCCTAACCCTGGAAACAATCAATTAGTAACTCAATACAGTATAGGTTATAATAGACTTGCACCAGTTTATATAAGAAATTTAGGATATTTAAATGCAATTAACACTATAGGTGCAGTTAAACCTGGTTGGTATGTAAGTGATATTTTCTTTGCTGGGGTGCTGTCACCCTCTCGTTTTAGATTATATTTGGGTGCTCCTGCTGGCGATGTTTCGCAACTAATTCCAAATGTTCTTACATACGCGCAAGAAACTGCGTTTGCTGGAATACTCAAAGGAACAGACGCGGGTGAGCTTTTAGCAGCGGGTGTAGGTTATCTAGGTTCTTATGCAGGTGTTGCGCCTGTAAGTTATGTAAGTACATATGTAAGAGATTTTGTTCAAAACTTTATAAGAAACACAGATGTTAATTATACTGGTAATGCATTTAATGCTGGTTATGACACAACATTTATA